AATGAACAAATGTATGAAATGGGCTTAAAACAACGCCCAATTCCTGAACCAATTGTGAGCCAAAGCGAACCCATTTCCAACGGAAATGAACAGACGCAAAGCGTCGAAAATGCGCCGCAGGCAAAAGAGGCTTTAAAAACCTCTAATACTCAATAAAACAACGGGCTGGAGACAGGCCGGCACAGTTACTCACTTGATGTAACTGTGCGGACTGACACCTCTACATGGTGGATGTCCTAAAAAAATACTAAAAAAATCAAAAAATAATTATGCCAATTCTATTAAAATCTGCTCTTCAATATCTGTTAAGATCAATGCTAATTCCTTGGATAATTAAAAACCTTGATAAATGGACAACTGTCCTAAATAAAAAAATATTAAACTTTCTGGAGAAAACTGATGTTTAAACGTAAAAAACTTAATTATAAAAAATCTAAAAAATCATTTACTAAAACTGCCTCATCTGTACATAAAAAAAACGGACGCGGTAAACCAATGCGCGGCGGAATCCGACTTTAATAAATAAAATGCCTTGCTATCACCCGATGCAAGGATATAGGAGTCGAGCAGATGGAAAAACTATTGTCTTCAACCCCACTCACGGATGGGTTGATCGCCCTCTTACTATTCCTTGTGGCCAATGTGTTGGATGTCGTCTAGAACGATCACGCCAATGGGCTGTGCGCTGTGTACATGAAGCTTCGTTACACGAAGACAACTGCTTCATAACACTAACTTACAATAACGAGAGTCTGCCGGAGGACGGATCTCTCAATAAAAAACATTTCCAAGACTTCATGAAACGTCTTAGGAAAAAATATAAAAATAAAAAAATACGGTACTATCATTGCGGAGAATACGGAGATAAAAACTTCCGACCTCACTACCACGCAATAATCTTTGGTCTCGAATTCGATGACCAGAAACTATTTACCGTAAATAATGGGGAAAAATTATATACCTCTGAAAAACTTGAAAAACTCTGGCCGTTTGGTTTCTCAACAATCGGAACAGTAACATTCGAATCTGCTGCTTATGTAGCTAGGTATGTAATGAAAAAAGTGAATGGAAAGAACGCTAAGAATCATTACGAACGTGTTGATTCTAATACTGGTGAAATATATAGTCTTGTGCCTGAGTACAACACAATGTCTCGCCGTCCTGGCATAGCTGCAGGATGGTTCGACAAATACAAAGACGATGTATATCCGTCTGATAATATTCACCTACGCGAAAAAACCTTTCGCCCCCCTAAATTCTATGATAAGATGTACGAACATCTAATGCCTAATGAAATGGAAAAAATCAAAATGCAAAGGATGAAAAACATGCAAAAGCATGCAAAAGATAATACTGCGGAAAGGCTCGCAGTAAAAGAGCAAGTAAAACATGCTCAATTAAATAAACTAATAAGATCAATATAGGAGGTCTAACAATGCAACATAAAATCTTTACAATCTACGACACAAAAGCGGAAGCGTACTTCCCTCCGTTCTATCTACCTCAAACGTCTATGGCTATTCGCCAATTTGGCGATATGGTAAATGACGATAATTCACAAATCTCTAAACATCCTGCTGACTATACTCTGTTCGAGCTTGGCGAGTGGAACGACAACACTGCCGAGTTCGTAGAACTCAATAAAAAATCTCTTGGTAATGGTGTGGAGTTCATAAGTAATGAAACAATTACTGAATAAAATAAAAGATCTGTTATTTTCGCAAGAAAATGACGATCAAGAAAAAGCGTTATACTTAACGCAATATATCCACTTATATCATCCGGAGGAATGATGGAATATGATAATAAAAACAAGGGTGCTGTATGGCAACGTGAAACGCCATCATCTAAACACCCTAACCTAACTGGAAAACTTGACGTCGATGGTCAAGAATACTTCATCTCTATGTGGGAAAACAAAACCTCGACTAATAATGCTCCAAAATATCGAATCTCTATAACTTCAAAAAATGACATAGACTTCGATGAAATACCTTTCTAACTAACGGAAAATACTATGCAATCTGTAATGAAACATCAATTTAGCGAAGTACCTCACGCTAATATACAACGATCTAGCTTTGATAGATCTCACGGCTTTAAAACTACATTCGATGCCGGAAAATTAATTCCAATACTCTGTGATGATATATTGCCAGGAGATTCTGTGAACTTGAGCATGACGGGCTTTGCCCGTATGGCTACTCCAATCTTCCCAGTAATGGACAACGCATTTATGGACACGCATTTCTTTGCTGTTCCTGTGCGACTACTTTGGGACAATTGGAAAAAATTCAATGGCGAACAAACCAACCCTGGCGATTCAATCGATTATACAATTCCAACAATGACCTCTCCTGAAGGAGGCTATGACAATGAGTCATTATCTGATTACTTTGGAATCCCTACTCAAGTCGCAGGACTTGAACACTCATCTTTATGGCATCGTGCCTATAACTTGATCTATAACGAATGGTATCGTGATCAAAACTTACAAGACTCTGTAACTACTTCTACATCTGATGGCCCGGACTCACCAACTGACTATGTAATCCAACGACGTGGAAAACGTCATGACTACTTTACTTCATGTTTACCTTGGCCACAAAAGGGTGATGCTGTTTCTTTACCTTTGGGTGAAACTGCATCTGTAAAATTTGATCATTTTTCTGGCCCATCTGGTTCGGCTGATACATATCCTGTCCTTTTAGGTCAGAATACAGTTGATCCTTATGATTTGTACAGTAATAGTTATAATTCTACTACTACTCATAATTTACCAACAGGTAGTTATAATAATTTATATGCTGATCTTTCGACTGCAACTTCTGCAACAATTAACCAACTACGTGAAAGCTTCGCTATTCAACACTTACTAGAAAAAACCGCTCGTGCCGGTTCTCGCTATACTGAAATCATCAAAGGACACTTTGGTGTAACTTCTCCTGATGCCCGCTTACAACGTCCTGAATATCTAGGCGGCGGCTCATCTCCTATTATCGTAACTCCTATCGAACAAACATCTTCTACAGATACTACTTCTCCTCAAGGTAACTTAGCTGCTATGGCAACTTCTACCCTAAATGGACATGGCTTTACAAAATCCTTTACTGAACACTGCATACTAATCGGACTTGTATCCGTACGTGCTGACCTAACATATCAACAAGGTTTAGATCGCATGTTCTCTCGTTCTACTCGTTATGACTTCTTCTGGCCTTCACTTGCCAATATTGGCGAACAAGCCGTACTAAATAAAGAAATCTATGCCGACGGTACTTCCGCTGATGATGACATCTTCGGCTACCAAGAACGCTGGGCTGAATATAGATACAAGCCCTCAAAAATTACGGGTAAATTCCGTTCAAATGACGCGCAGAGCCTTGATGCATGGCATCTATCCCAAGAATTCGCAAGTCTTCCGACTCTTGGCTCTGACTTTATCGAAGAAAATCCTCCTCTTGATCGTGTGGTTGCAGTACCCTCTGAACCTCACTTCATCTTCGATTCATATATGAGAATGAAATCTGCGCGCCCTATGCCTACTTACTCTGTACCTGGACTGGATAAACTATAATGGGATTAGGTGCATTCCTATCCTCTGCCGGTGGAGGTTCTCTCCTCGGCGGTATAGCGACCGGACTACTTGGCCGGAGTTCTGCGAAGCAAACTAATGAACAAACTGAACGATTATCTTCAACTGCTCATCAACGTGCTACAAAAGACCTCCGCCTTGCGGGTCTTAATCCTATCCTATCTGCTACTGGTGGTATGGGTTCTGGTGCTTCAACACCCCAACTAAAAGATCCTGGCGAAGCCATGGTAAAAGGTGTTGGTACTGGTGCTTCCTCTGCTTTACAAGCTAAACGCTTAACACAAGAAATTAAAAATCTTGAAGCTCAAGAATGGAACACAAAAGCTCAACAATTTAAAACTAATCAAGAGTCTATACTTTTGGGCTATCAAATGCCAGAAGGTAAGGCTTCTGCTGATTTGTGGAAAAACTTAATGCAAGAAGAAGGTTCTTCTGCTAAAGCTATTCAAATGCTTAGATCTCTAATGAAAAAATAAGGAAATAACTATGAAAAATAAAACTTTAATTCGCTCTGCTTATGGCGAAAAACAAAAAGTAACAATAACTACCCTAGACGCTCGAACTGAGCAATGTCATAGGGATGAATGCGATATTAACAAAATAATCGCTAAATACGACCGTACGGGCGTCTTAACCCATGTAAATGACTTCGAGGCTCGCTACGAAGATTTAACTGGTCTTGACTACCAAACAATGCTAAATACCGTTGCGAATGCTAACTCTATGTTCGAAGGCTTGCCAAGTGAAATCCGAAATCAATTCGCTAACGATCCTGCTAAATTCATCTCATTCATGGATGATGAAAATAATAATGAACAAATGTATGAAATGGGCTTAAAACAACGCCCAATTCCTGAACCAATTGTGAGCCAAAGCGAACCCATTTCCAACGGAAATGAACAGACGCAAAGCGTCGAAAATGCGCCGCAGGCAAAAGAGGCTTTAAAAACCTCTAATACTCAATAAAACAACGGGCTGGAGACAGGCCGGCACAGTTACTCACTTGATGTAACTGTGCGGACTGACACCTCTACATGGTGGATGTCCTAAAAAAATACTAAAAAAATCAAAAAATAATTATGCCAATTCTATTAAAATCTGCTCTTCAATATCTGTTAAGATCAATGCTAATTCCTTGGATAATTAAAAACCTTGATAAATGGACAACTGTCCTAAATAAAAAAATATTAAACTTTCTGGAGAAAACTGATGTTTAAACGTAAAAAACTTAATTATAAAAAATCTAAAAAATCATTTACTAAAACTGCCTCATCTGTACATAAAAAAAACGGACGCGGTAAACCAATGCGCGGCGGAATCCGACTTTAATAAATAAAATGCCTTGCTATCACCCGATGCAAGGATATAGGAGTCGAGCAGATGGAAAAACTATTGTCTTCAACCCCACTCACGGATGGGTTGATCGCCCTCTTACTATTCCTTGTGGCCAATGTGTTGGATGTCGTCTAGAACGATCACGCCAATGGGCTGTGCGCTGTGTACATGAAGCTTCGTTACACGAAGACAACTGCTTCATAA